ATTATTAAGATGGTAAATCGCAATACCAAATTGAAAACCCTAGTCAATGCTAAATGCACAGCTCATTCGAGCTGGCATTGACAAGTCTTTCCTAATTTAGTAAGCTATCTGTATTACAATGGAGGTAAGTTATGAAGATAGATAGAATAATAGATGAGATAAAAGAGTATATTATAGAAGCAGTAAAGTTAATATTACTATGTGCTATACTCTATATAATATTTATTTACTTGTACGCTTTTTTCGGTGTACCATTAACTTAAACTAAACCTGAGGAGGTTGGAATGTATAATATAAATATCGAAACAGATAAGTTTTATCTGCTATTTACAGATGACCCTAATGACCCACACTTAGAACACGTGCCAGTCAGTAAGTATATTCAACAACACAATGCAGATAATATGTACGAGTTAGGTGGTGAAAGATTTATAATCTTTACAGACCACGCGTTAGCTGTATCTGTTCTTAATAACTTTAGAAATAGAGGAGTCAAGGAATGAGTCCTACTTATAAATCAAATACTGGTTACCAATGCACAGAATGTAAAGCTTGGTATAAGCCAGACGAAATGTCTTCTCAAAATCCTGATGTCTGTTTTGACTGCGACCCTACAGTCGAAGGAGATAGTCAGCCCTCTTGGGAACAAGAGTGGGAAGACTTTGGGGAAGTCTATGATGACGACCCTACTTACATATAAACATTAACAACTAGGAAAGGTCAAAAATTGGGTGATTTAAGTCGCTAATGAATATTACATCTAGTAGTTGGGGGATAAGGTAGGGTATTATCCCCCATTTAAATTAATTATAATTGCAGTACGAGGAGGTACAAATGCAACGCATAGAAACAAGTGTAAATGTTTTCAATCCAACATCAGTGGCAATAGTTATAAGTCCAACAGACGACGTAATTAGTATAAGGTTTAAATGCAAAGAACCTAATAGTAGTTACAACCACGAACTAACTATCTCTACCTTTCTTCATACAAGTAAAGAAGGTGATAGAAAGCTTCCAATCTTTACAGTTCAAGATATTAGCAAAGACTATGAGCTAGTTCCTATCGCAGACTTTACTGAAACAATACGTAATGCATTGGTCAAATCAAATAAAAAATGGGGGAAAAAATATGCCAAGTAAACAGCAACAGATTGTCGAAGAGATAATCAAGAACCTAGAATCAGGTGTTGCGAGTGCCAGTGGGTGGGAAGCCCCCTGGCATGGAGCAGTTACGCCACCAAGAAATGTTGTGAGTAACATAGAGTTTAGTGGTGGCAATGCAATGTGGCTGTGGTTTGCATCACAGATGTATAACTATTCTTGTAATGATTGGGCGACAATCAAACAATGGAATAGTGTAGGTGGTAAACTTAAGAAAGGTAGTAAGGCTGGACTACAGTTTGCTATCCGTCCATACATAAAGACTGATGAAGAGACTGGAGATAAATATGCTGGTGGTTTCTCAGCCTATCCAGTATGGAACAAAGACCAAGTGGAAAACTTGCCAGAGAAATATATCGACAAGCCAGAGGTTGAGCTTCAGTTTACAGCTAACCAAGACATAGATGTTTTCTTAAAGAGCTGTGATATCAAAACTAAACACAGCGATACACGCAGAGCATACTATAGAATCAGTGAAGATGCTGTTCATTTACCAGAAACCAAATGGTTCAAGTCAACCAATGGTTACTACAGTACAATGTTCCATGAATATATACACGCAACAGGAGCAAAGCACAGGCTAGACAGAGATGGTATCACACAAAAGATTCGTAATGAAGATGTGTATGCCAGAGAAGAATTAGTTGCAGAGCTTGGTGCTTCATTCCTATGTGCAAAGTTTGGTATCTATAGTGAACGTCAATCAGATACAGTAAAGTATCTAAAGTCTTGGATAAAGATATTAAAAGAAAAGCCAAGTGTATTATGGAGTGCAAGTTCAGATGCACAAAAAGCCGTTGATTATCTTATGCAAAGTGTACCAGTACAAGAGACTGCTGTGTATTCATCAAACATATTATATGAAGACTATCAACATCACACATCAAACGTCAATTATAGGAGGGCAGTATGATTATTGATGACGAATGCAAGAAAGATATCTTTGACTACATTAGAAGGTTCAGAGACAGAGGTGAGTACAATGTACTACAAGTCAGACCTTTTCTTGAAGATGACTTTGAACTTGATAGATTTACAGCCAGAGATTTGATAATAGAGTATATGCAAAATCCAAACTGGGGAGCAGATAATGTATAGAAAACATACACCAACTGAGATAGTTGATAAGGTAAAGTACAACTTGATACGAGACATTGGAACTCTATGGGGTTGTGATACTATAACTAACAAGGGTGAATCTAAAAGTAAAACACCATCAAACATTGAGTTTCAAATCAAATTAAATTTACTAGTCGACATAATAAATATGGAGGTTGTCAACAATGTCAAGTAAGGAAAAAAGAAAGGGAACCTATCACGAAAACTGGTGGGTTTCTTTATTCAAAGAATGGCGTTGGTCTGCAAGAAGACAACCATTAAGTGGTATCTTAAAAGATTTTCCCAATGACATAGAGTTATGGGTGCCAGACAATACAGAAGAAGCTAAAGCAAATCATAAAACAATTAAGTTAATATGCGAATCAAAGTACAGAGCAAAAGGTTTCGCTTTGATATCATCATATCTTGGTAAGAAATCTGGTGTTGATATGATGCTATTAAAAGAAAAGAATAGTGAAGCGTACTTATGTTTCAATATAAAGAACGAAAAAATTAAGAAACTTCTTGGAATAGAATCAATATGATTTGTATGGTTTGTCTTAAAGCACCAGCTACAGTACAAAATACTTACAGATATTACTGTGATAAATGTGCTATCAAAGCTTTAAAAGATAAGCCAGCTCATCAACGTCCCAAGTTTAAAAAAATAAAAAGAGGGTAGAAATGGAGATAACTACCCTCTTAAATATTAATTATAGTTACATTCTGAGGAGGAATGTAACCTCAATATACTTTAAGTAAATGTTCAATCAAGCTTTTTTTGAGGAGATAATAATGAGTAATGTAATGTTAAAGAATTATTCTTGGGCGTTGAAGCTAGCAACCAAACAGCCGAGCGAAACGCTACAAGAATTAGAAGGTAAGTTAGAGGGTGTACTGGACCATCTTGAAAGGGATTGGCAACCACGCAGTACTGAGTATGGGTTCGACCCAATACACAGAGGTTATGTAATCAAATCAAATAGTAGGGGGAAGTTACTGCAAGCATTAGACTTAGCAAAAAAATCTTTACAACCTTTATCATTTGAAGATGCACAAAAACAATTACGAGTTTTGTATTCTGTCCAAGCTCGTGTTGGCGAAAACATATCTGTCGAAAAGAAAGCCAAACAAATGGCTCTCTTACTTGGTGATATACCAGCAGATTTGCTTGTGTATGCTGTCAAGACTAATGCTAAACAGCAAAAGTTCTGGGCAACTTATGCAGAACTATGGGAGTTAGTAGTCTTTAAGTTAGAAATAAGGCAAAGCCTACTAAAAACTATAGAAAATAAACTAAATAACTTGTAATGTAATACATAATTTAGTATAACTTAGTAAACAATCTGAGGAGATTATCGTGAATAAAAATAAATATAGTATCGGTGGGTCTGACGTTAACAGACTACTCAATGGTAACTGGTATGAGTTGTTCTTAGAAAAAACTGGAGCAAAAGAACGAGAAGATTTATCTGACGTACTACCAGTACAACTTGGTATAGCAACAGAACAATTTAATCTTGATTGGTTTCGTGACCATACACCAGACACATTATGGAATGGTAGAGAGTTAGAGAAGGAAGCTCTTTATAATACACACGGACATAAATTAAATGGTGTACAACTACACGGACATACAGATGGTTTGATAATGCGACCACGTTATCCAAAGGAAGTAGTCAACAGACATAATCTTGGTCCAATAACAGAAGCAGAAAAGTATGAAGCTGTACACTCTGTCATTGAATGTAAACATACAAATGCATTTAGTAATATGAGTAAAGTATCTGATTATTATATGGGTCAGATGCAACTGTATATGTTTCTTACACGAACAGATGCTTGTTACTTATCTGTTATCTTTGGCAACAGCAAATATGAGTATGTCAAAGTAGGTTGGAGTCAAAACTATTTTGATAAGATATGGGTTTACATTAAAGAGTTTTGGGAATGTTTGCAGAATGATGAAGCACCAACAAACTTTGAAGTAATGAAACCATCATCAGACTTAGTACCTATTGATGATAGAGTTAAAAGAAATATGTCACACGACAATGAGTTTATGCATATGGCACACGAGTACAAGCGTACTTACTATGATGCAAAAACAAATGCAGATGCTAAAAAGTTTCTTACATCTAATGTGACAGACAATGACAGAGAGTTATATTGTGACCTACTCGCTGTCAGCGTATCTAAAACTGGTCGCAAAACAATTAAAATTACTGAGGAGTAATCGTATGTTATCACAAAAAGCACAAGTGCTAGCGCATTTAAAAGAGTATAAATCTATAACAAGTTGGGAAGCTATCCGACAGTACCAAGCTACACGATTATCAGCTATCATATTTGATTTAAAAGATGATGGTTATGATATCGTAATGACACCAGAACATTCTGATAATGGTAAGAAGTGGTGGGGTCGGTATAACTATTTAGGGAGAGTGAACAATGGCGAATAAAGTACCAGCAAAAGTTTCTAGTATCTTAAAAGATATAGGAGAAACACCAGCAACAGCTTTGTGGGATTGTCACGGAACATATGTTGTATATCACAAGGCATTAGAAAAAATTGCTGACCATTTAAATATAAAGTTTGATGACCCAGTTGTTATTGAAACTGATATCAAGAATAAATGTATTGCAATAATGGTAAGAGGTTATCATAAAAATGCTGTGGCTTGGTCTATTGGCGAAGCTTCACCATACAATAATAAGAATAGTTACCCTTATGCTATGGCAGAAAAACGTGCCAAAGATAGGGTAATCCTAAAGCTTGTCGGTATATCTGGTGATGTATATTCCTCAGAAGAAAGCGACGAGTTCAAATCATCTAATCCAAATAGGAGATAATATGGAAAAAGATTATAATGCAAAACCAGAATATCGTGAAGGAGAACACGGCAAAGCAAGTTGTTTCAAACCATTCGATAAACAAAAGTTTATCAAGAGTGGCAAAGGCTGGCTTGAAGATACACAACATAGGTATGTTCTTATTGAGGATACAAGTGGTGGTGGTAAAAAATATATAGAAGTCTATCAAAAGGTTGGCACTATCTTTGTTAATGACAAGCGAGAAGAAGGTAGTAAACAACCACACTACACTGGTAAAACTATTGATGACAAGTTGCGTATAGCTGGGTGGATTAACTCTAGCGAAAAGGGTGTGAACATTTCTTTAAGCTGGACAGAAGCTAGAAGTATGGACACGTTAGATGACGAGGTTCCGTTTGGTAAAGAGCTTGACACTATGGCAAAAGATGAAGCTAAGAAAGATGGGAAGGAGGTAGAGTATGATTGGTAAAAAAGAAACTGCTATTCCAATTAGTTATAAGTTTGAAGGCGAGTCTGCATTGCAGATTCGTGAGATACGTGAGTATATAAATAAAAATTTATTAACTGACTTGTCATTAGCACAAGTTTTGAAGCATATTATAAATAGATATTATGTTGAAAATTTAAAAACTAAAAACTAAAGTTATGAAGGGTGCTTGTGTATTTTAAACTTTAACTTTATTTGAAGTAGATATCTATACAATGGTAAGGCAAGTACCCTTCGCCAACACAGAGGAGGTTTGTATGGCGAGTAATAAAGGTAGCACTTGGGATAAAGGTTGGTTCCAAAAGCTAAAGGAAAAGAATACTAATCACAAAGGGTTTGAAGATGACCCACGTGCAGAAGAGTTTGATAAACACGGACGTGTATTTAATAACTACGGAACAGAAGAGCCTAAAGTAAAAGCTTGGATTGGCGACGAATCTGTTAAAGCTAGAAAGCGTGCGCCCAAACATTTGTTTAGGAAGAAGTACTAATGGTTGTTTACGACTTTACTAAAATGCCAGAAAGAATAACCTATCTTAAATTGGGTTGCCATATTTTTGCTAAAGTAAGTGGGGAGTGGTATAAGTCAATTATAACTAACGATAAAATTATTTATTTAATAGGAGGTAATCGTGTCGCTAGACCAGAACATAAAGAAGAAAAGAGGTAGACCACCTAAAAAAAAAGAGTCTATCTTGTTAAAGAAGAAAGTAAAAACTGCGTTAAAGACTACAGAGTTATCTACTTCAGCTCGCAATCAAACCAGTATCCCTTTTTTCGTGTGGCTAAATGCCAAGATTAAGATTTTAACAGGAAAGTTTAGGAAAACGGCTTGATATAAAGACACTCAGAGGGGTGGAATGATACCTTCTAGTATGATTGTACCCCTCAAATATCAAGTAATAACTGTCGTAACTCTGGTCCACGAGATTTAACTTGACCCCACCAACGGCTTTGTTCCATCTCTAACCCAGCAGTTTTAAAATCTTTTTTCTCTATTGCGTCCCAAAACTTTACAAATTTTGAGAATCTATTCCAACCCATATTGAATTGCATAGATAATAATACAACTTGTGCTGAGTCTGGAAGCTCTCGCCATATAGGTTTATGTTTGTCCAGCTCTTGTGAATGTTTTTCTAAATCTCTACCAAGAATAAAGTCTGCTGTTTCTTGGTCAATGCCTTCGGCAAGGTTGTGTCCGTATCCGATTGTCCATACACCAACTGTATCTTTATACATATCAAGGCGACAGCCTTCGTGTTTCTTTATAACATCAATCAAATTTGTCATATGGATAATCTCCTTTTGGTGTATCAAAAGTGTATGTGTACTTACCATTGTCATCTATATCTGTACACATAATATAATTTTTATGTAAAGGGCATTTGTCCATCCATTCATAAAACTCTTCTGGCATAAAATATTCCATATCATTAATTTGTTTAATGGTTTTTATGGTTGGAAATTTTTTTTTAAATTCTTCTGTAAGTTTCATTTTATTTTCTCCAATACTCTATCTATCTTTTCTTCTAGTCTATTAATAGATACAGTTACATCATCTCTCTTTGCGTAATCTTCTCTTGTTTTATTTAATAGAATGTCTATACGCTTTACTTCTCTTGATTGACTGCCAAGAAACCAACCACCACCCATAACAATTAATGCAATCAAACCATCAATGATATGTACTAGGTCCATAAGTTATTTCCTTTGTGCATCATAAGAATCAGAAAGATATTCTTGATAAAGAGATAAAAGATAACCACCCCATTTTTCTTTTGACGCTGGTATCTCTATGCTTGGGTCTTTTTCATACGCCCATTTCTCAAAACCAGTATCAAGACGACCAATATTTTTTAACAAAGTTTTTCTTGGTGTTTTGATTTTCTTTTTCATTACCTATATCCTTTAGTTTTCTTTGCTATCTTCTTTGGCTGTTTAGAAAACTGTTTACCTTTGCGTGTGTCTTCTCTTTTCTTGCGTGAGGTGCGTTGATACTCAGCGTCCGATAAAGATTTTATTGCACTGGTTGGTAGGTATCTTTCGCCAGTAGCTTTAGAACCTTGAGTGCTAGGCTTACCAGATTTAGTACGCCACTTTTGTTTACCCCAATCAAGTAAACTTTTTTGAGGTGCTTTCATTACTTACCAACTTTACTTTGTGCTAGCTTGTGAGCTTTACCAAATGACATACCAGATTTCATTTTAGTTTTCATCAAGTCCATATGCTTTTTACTATGGTGTTTAGAATGTTTTTCTAAAGTTATTTTCTGTCTGTCAGTTAATCCAATTAAAGATTTCACCCTGTGTAACCTCCACCTTTAGATTTATATTCTTTGGCTAACATCTGTGCTTTACGAGCTGACCATTGACCAGCCTTGCCACCTTTAGTACCAGACTTTATACGTGCAAAGATTCTTTTACGCATTGTAGGTTTAGTATAGTTACCAGCTTCATTAACTGCCACGCTTCATCTTTCTTTTCTTTGACGCCATAATTTTTTTCTTCAAAGCTTCTGGTAGATTCTTTTGTTTACCTGACATCTTGTCATCATTAGAAGGTCTACCTTTTTGTGACCCATATGTTCCTTTACCCATTCGCATAACTTATCTCCTTTAACAATCCCATTTACGTAATGACTTATTGATTCTGCTATTAGGATTGTTTGCTGTTTTAGCAGAAGTCAATTTCTTTTTCATACCTCTCATTCTAGCACAAAAACTTTTTCTACGACTAGCTGATTTAGGACTTTTTTTTGCTTGAGCTTTTGATACTGGTGGTTTTAAGTTACCACCTTTAGCATTATAAGACCTACGACCAGCTTCGTTTAACCCACCTTCTGGATTCTTACCAGCTTTTCTTTGCCATAAAGGAGTAGCCATATTACTTTCCTTTGTTCATAAGCTGTAACCCAGTCTTACCAAAGCGATAACCGAATGAGCTTCCAATACAAATATATAAACAAGTGGAGAACCAAGACGGCGTGGAGTTTTCTAAAAAAATAAATCCTTCTTTTACAAAAGGTTGCGAAAAAGGCAAGAAAGATGCAACTAATATACCTCCAAAAATAATAGTCCAAAATTCGTCCTTCCAAGACCCAGCCATTTGTGATGTTAAAGCTTGTTCGTTAAGCATCTCAGATGTAGCAGAAGTACGATAAACTTCAGCTTCAGCTTGAGCTTTGGCTACTTTAATATCTGTTTCTGCTTTGGCTTTACTAACTTTACCTTCCAGCCAAGTACCAGCAAGAGAACTGATTGGACCTATGATAGCACTAAACATTACTTTTCCTTTTGAGGTATGCAATAAGTTGTAACATAAACTTTGGAAAACGCAGTTTGCTGGTGTGTGTTTTGACCCCTAACTTTCTCTGCATATCCAAGACACGTATCCAAATCATTGAAGTAGACATTCTCTTTAATCACCGTGCCATGAAGAATAACAACCAACATCCATATCAACTAGACCTACCCATAAATAAACCCATAGCAACTGCATTAGCAGAAGTCAATACAGATACCATACCACTCTGTTCCAGAGATGGCGAGTCTAAACCCATATACCAAAACACAGTCTTATAAGTAAGGTACATATATAAAAGTATTAAAGCTCTTGGTATAACTTTTAAAGAATCTATTGCGTGTGTCCAGTCTTCTACTATCTTTGTCATCTTTGTCATAAGTCACCTGTTCTTTTTAAATAAAATAAATACCCAACATACATTATTGCTCCACCTAATATTGTACAAAGCAAAATAATACCAGTGATATTCATTATCTTTGCTCGTAGTTCTGCTTGAGCATACATCTGTTCTTGTCTTTGCTTTCTAATTTTTGATTGCATTTTAAGTAGCTCAGCCCACGAGTTAGGTCCGTGAACCATATTAATCCAACTGCGAAGTTCGTCTTCCATTGCTTCAGCTTTTTTTTTGGCGGCGAAAGCGTCCATTGCTTCTTGTTCTACACTTGACCCAAGAAATAATTTCTTAAATAAAGGTGGATTCTTAGACATCTTCTCTGCATGGTTGACATCAGCTACAGCTCCAAGCCATTTTCCGATATCTCCATACATAGATTCCACGTCACGTCCTGCTTGGAATCCTTTTTTTATTAATTGAAATGCCGAACTGGCAGTTGCGAGAGCTGTAATAGGGTCCATACATTAAACAAGATACATATACAAAAGTATTAATGCTCTCGGTATAACTTTCAAAGAGTCAATAGCATGAGTCCAATCCTCTACCATCTTAGTCATCTTAGTCATTAACTGTTTTGACTTTCTGTAAATGTTTTATAATTAGATTTTACAGTATCGGTCCATACGGCTGTAGCTAAATCTGCAAATGTTCTTGCTCTGCTCATTATGTACTCTGACTTTCTCTATATGTTTTATAGTTTGCTTTTACAACATCAGTCCAAGCTGCATTAGCTATCGCCTGTACAGAAGCATCTTCACCACTAATATCTGTGGCTGTGTGTGTCCATCCAGTTGTGTTTCCATCACTGTCTTTATTAGCAACTGAATTAAATGGATTAACTACATGACGATGAAATGAACGAGTAAGTTCTTTTTTACTTCCATCTGCCTGTTCTTCCATAATCTTTGTAGCTTTACGAACTTGTATTGCCCATGTCAGTACAACTTCAATTTTATCGTATTCTATTTCTTTGGTTATATCACCTTGTGCCATTTTTTTTTCCTTTATGTTGTAATGTATGTACCAGAAACTCTTATAAATCCAGTTCCCATAAATGCGTACTGAAATGCACCACCAGTAGGCAAATAAACATACAAAATTTCTGCTGTATTAATCATTGCATTAGGTATGGTAGGAGTAGTATTAGATTGCAAAGCACCATTACCAGCCATATCATGCGACATAGATACTGGATGCTCTTGTACTGCTGAAAATGGAAATCCACTAATGGAAACTTGAGAATTATCACTATTTCCATCTGATGTAAATTTTAAATTAACATGAACTAATTTGCCTATTTTAATATAACGAGCTGTTTCAAAAGTCATTGTTCCACTAAAAGCATCTGCAGCAGGAGTAAATGTGCCTTCTTCATAATCATCTAATGTGTTGCTGTCTGTGTTTGATGTTACACCCAGATTGATGCCTTTTCCTGCTGTAGCAAAAAATATATCTCCAGCTTGCATTTTTAAATCTTTGTTGGTGTCAAGTTTCATTAAAGTAGAACCATTTCCGTCACCACCAAAAACCATTTCATCGGCATTATGGTCATACGCAATATACCCAGCTAATCTGTCATTGCCACTATTGCCACTGCTAAAATTTATACCTGAATATCCAGAAGCTGAAGTTACAAATGTCATTCCAGTAACAGCATCACTAGGATTACCAACTATTAAGTTATCTGCTTCATTAGTAACAGCATAAGCAACATCATTCATGCCAATTAAAACAGCATCATTACCACCATCCACAAACAACATATTTTCATTACCATTTGACTCAACTCTAAAATCTACATCTGCTCCTGCTTCATTAAATACTGCTCCACCATCTTGCGTTAATGCACCATCAATATCCACAACATCTAAGTTAGCTGTTCCATCTACATCTATATCACCAGATATATCTAATTCTGTTGCTATAACTTTACGATTAAATGTTGCATCTCCAGCTTCACTACCATCAAGAGTAAGCATTGTAATATCAGCAGTAGCATCAGTTCCTTTGAAAATAATATCTGAGTTATTAGCTTGAGCATCAATCGTGATGTTAC